ACCTCTTTTTTGCGTCCCCGAATTTAAACCGTCAGTTCAAACCAACGAAACCAAACCAGTTCAGTCAAACCAGTTCAGCAAAGGAGTCGTAATGGTGCGAGGTCGAAAGCCGATGCCGTCGGCAATCAAAGAGCTACGCGGAGACTATGACAAGAACCCGCAACGCCGAAACAAAAAAGAACCCAAGCCGCCAGAGGGATCACCGAACCCGCCGCGCTATTTGGATCGTCTCGCAAAACACGAATGGCGACAGACTTGCAAACTGCTCGCCGCGATGAACGTCCTATCGTCAGCGGATCGATCTGCGTTAGCGTTCTATTGTCAGACTTATTCAGAATGGCGCAAGGCTATCGCTCAATGCGCCGAGCATGGAGCGTGGACGATCGGGCAAGACAGCAACGGCAACACGACGACCAGCCGCAACGAATGGGATCGAATACGCGAACGCTCTGCGGACTCTTGTCGCAAGTGGCTCATCGAGTTCGGGTTGACACCATCAGCGCGGACGCGGCTGCAAGTCACAGAAGAAACGAAAGATGAGTTCGATGTGTTCTTGTCGAGGTATACCAAAAACTAATGGCAAAGAAGAAACCAAAAAAGAAGACGGTCGCGATGTCGATGGCGACGCAGGACGACGCCGCGATCGCTGAGGGTTGCTACTTCGACGAGCAGGCTGCCGACTTTGTTTGTGACTTCTTTGAGACGTACCTGCGGCACACGATGGGAACGCACGCGGGCGAACCGTTCACGCTTCTCGACTGGCAAAAGGACGACGTACTGCGTCCGCTGTTTGGCTGGAAGCGAGAGGACGGACGCAACCGATTCAACAGGGGATTAATCTGGACGTCAAAGAAGCAGGGCAAGTCCACCCTGTCGGCAGGCATCGCGTTATTCTATTTGATGACAGCGGGAAAACGTGCGGAGGTCTACGGTGTCGCCGCCGTCCGAGAGCAAGCCGCTATCATATATCGTGAGGCTGCAAGTATGTCGCGTACCTGCAAGATGCTCGCGGGTAAACTCAAGGCGTTCGATTCTAAGAAGCGTATTTTTTACGGTGCGAATAACAGCTTCTATCAAGCGTTGGCTGGTGAAATGATGGCACGCGGAACTGAGGGCGTTAATCCGAATTTGGTTTTATTTGACGAACTCCACGCGTTCAGATCGCGGGAACTCTGGGAGAGCCTCGCCTATAGTTCCGCAGCTCGACAGGATTCGCTGCTCTTGAGCGTGTCCACAGTTGGCATCGCAGACCAGTCGCTCATCTGGTGGGAGCAATACGACTATACAAAAAAACTGCTCGACGGTTCGATCATCGATCCGCATTGCTTCGGGTATCTGAGACAAGCCGACGAGGATTGTATCGACGACTTTGAGAAGTGCGGCGAGGAGGAACAATGGTTCAAGGCGATGCCGTCTCTCGGTCACACAGTGCAAGTCGAGACGATTCGCCAGCATTACACAGAGGCGAAGAACTCACCCGCAAAACAAAACGCGTTCCGTCGGTATCTGCTCAACATCCCGACGCAGCAGATTGATCGCGTCGTCCCGATGTCCGAGTGGTACAGTTGCCAGTCCGACGTTCCCGACCTCATGGGTCGGCATTGCTTCGCAGGTTTGGATCTTGCGAGCCATGAGGATTTAAGTTGCTTTTGTATCTATTTCGTCGCCACAGAAACGGAGCCTGCCTTCGTGTTGTCGAGTTTCTTTTGTCCAGAGGATAAAATCAAAGAACGAAAAGCGAGCGGGATGGCGTTCTATTCTCAGTGGGTCGACGAGGGGTGGTTGACTATTGCTGGAGGGGCGAGGATTGACGCGGAGCCGATACAGGATGTGATTCGTGAGGCGTCGGAATACTATCAAATCGATCAGATAGGTTTCGATCCGTGGGGTGCGGATGCCGTTGTTAATGACTTAATCGAGGAGGGAATACCACTAGTCGCAGTCGGTCAGAGTATGCGAGGGATGACGACAGGCGTCAGGACTTTGCTCGACGATATTGCAGAGGCGAAGATTCATCACGACGGCAACCCAGTCCTGTCTTGGTGTCTCGCGAACTGTGCAAGCGATGAAAAGAGCGACGGCGGCATCAGGTTCAGTAAGAAAAAATCAGCAGACAAGATCGACGGGGCGGTCGCTTTAGCAATGGCACGCGGGCGAGCAGTAGACAACGCAAACAAATCAAACAATCAACCCGAAATTTTCTTTTGAGAGATGACACCCGATGGCGTTATTAAATCGAATCAAAAACCTATTCGTGCAAGATTCAACCTATCGCACACCGCACGACTTTCTTTTTAAGTCCTCGACGTTCGGGCAGAAGTCCGACTCTGGCGAGGTGGTCACTGAGACGACAGCGATGTCGTTAGCTTGGGTCTGGCAAGCCGTCAGCACGATAAGCAACGACATCGGACGTTTGCCGGTTGTCTTATTCGATCGCTCAAACGGAGAGCGTGAGCGAGCGACCACGCACCCAGCCTACCAGTTGATTAAGCGGCGACCTAATCCTTACATGACTAGTAAAGTATTTATGTCGACGCTCACGAAGTCAGCACTCCTGACAGGCAACGGACTGGCGTGGATCATGCGCGACCAGCGAGGGATTCCCATCGAGCTGTATCCGCTGGACACCTCAACCGTCCGGATCAACGTGATTGATAATGAGCCGGTTTATCTTGTTCGCTTCAAGGCAGGCGACGAGGAGACTGCGATCAGGTATCGCGATATTATTCACATTAAGAACATCTCGAATAATGGCTACTGGGGACTCGACTGCATCACCTACGGACGCAACTCGATCGGTCTAGGATTGGCGACCGAGAAACACGGCAATCGGTTTTTCAAGAATAACGCACGTCCGTCGGTCGTCCTTGAAACCGCTGGCAATATGGACAAAGAAAAAGCCGACCAACTTCTCGCGTCATGGAACGAGATGCACGCAGGCGCAAACAACGCTTATAAGACTGCGCTCTTGACCGGAGGCATGGAAGCCAAGGTCATGAGCATCAATAACGATAACGCTCAATGGTTGCAATCGCGACAGTTCCAACGGCAGGAGATCGCGTCGTGGTTCCTGTTGCCAGCGAACAAACTCAACGACACCGCATCCGTCTCCTATGCCAGCGTTGCAGCATATAACAAAGCCTACCTCGACCAAACCTTAATGAATTGGATCGTTACATGGGAGGAAGAACTGACCGACAAGCTGCTCACGACAAGACAACGCGAAGACGATCAATACAGTTTTGAGTTCATCACCGCGAGCCTGTTGCGTGCCGATCTGCTCCAGCGGTATCAAGCCTATCAAGTCGGGATTGCTTCGGAGTTCCTAAGCCCGAACGAGGTGCGACGCCTTGAGAATATGCCAGCGCGAGAAGGTGGCGACAGCTTCGTCAACCCGAACACCAAAAGCGGTGACTCACCACAACCGGAAGCAGCACCAGAAGACGCAGCCGCAAGGACAGACATGGAGCCATCGCTCCGTGCATTGCTCGCCGATCGCATGGGTCGGATGATTCGGCTCGAGGTGACCAAAGCGAAACAAGCCGCGAACCGCGAGGCGAACTTTATCAGTTGGCTTGAGTTGTTCTATGACACCTTTGGAGAAAAGGTCGAGGAGGCTTTGCGTCCTTGCGTGACGACGGCACAGGCTGCGGGATTCGCTGAGGGTTGCGACGTTCACGAACTCACACAGACGCATATCATGGACTCGATCGATAGACTGCTCAACGTGACCGAGTGCAAACCGGAAGAATTAGAAACCAAAATTGTCGCGGAGGTTTCAACGTGGGACGTCCGTGCCGATGACATCATTAATCGAATAATGGAGAAAAGCTGATGGCGAGTAAAATATATTTATATGGAACTGTAGGATACGACATCGATGCGAATTATATGCGACTAGCACTCGACGAAGCGACCGACGGCGATCTCGAATTGCGGATTAATAGCGGCGGCGGTGATGTGTTCGAGGGTCAGGCGATCTACTCGCTGCTTGAGTCATGGAAAACGACAACCGGAAACAGGGTCATCGTCTACATCGACGGGATCGCGGCATCAGTTGCCAGCGT